CACTGTGCCAGTTTTCAAAGGCAAACATGGTGCGCCAGTACAGCCAGAAGTTGGAATTCAGCACTTCATCATCAAAGAAATCGGTGATCTTCTTATCCTGCAGCTGCTCGTTAGGGGTGAAGAAGAGCTTCATGATCTCCATAGCACCCTTATCAGACAGGCCGAACTTGCCATCGGTGTGGGCATCCTCGCCGCGGTTGACGGTAGCACGGCACAGTGAATAGTTGGGGTCTTCCTTGTTCAGCCAGTAGTACTCATCCAGCACACTGGCACCCTCGGTCTCCAGAGACGGAATGGAGCGCAGCAGATCCCACATGACCTCGAAGTGGTTATCCATCTCGCGGCCACCGCGCATCACGTAACCGATATCGTATTTGTAGCCGTCGCAGGCACCGCCGGGGATGGGGTCTTTCTCAAACACATGCACATGCTCGCCCTTCATCTGGCCGTCACGCACCAGATAACATGCAGCCGTCAGTGCGGCCAGACCGGAACCAATGATATATGCAGATTTATGATCGACGCCCTCCGGCTTTTTAGGAGTTGCAAATGCTTCATAGTTGCCACTGGAATAGTACATAGAAAAGCCTCCCTGCTTTTTATTGCTTTTTTCGGCATCCTTGCGCCGTCCTTATGGCAACAGTATACCCCGCGCCGCCGCAGCAGACAACAAACAAACTTTAGCGGGTGTATAAATTTTATACAATCATTCTGTTTTGCTGGAAATACGTACAAATTGTGACAAAAGCCGCCCTAATAGCGAATCGTTCTGTGCTATAGAGTGCTTTATAAACCAGTTTCAGCAAAAAGAAAAGCACCCAGATTTCAACGAATCCAGGTGCTTTTTACTGGTGGAGGCGATGGGAGTCGAACAATTAAATTTGATATTGCTACGTCAAAAATAGGAGGCGTTATGGCTCTATCACTTTGCATCTGCGCTTGTTGTGCGACTTGCAAAATATCCACTTGTGCTAGGGTACAAAAAATAGTGTTACCAGAAATGTTACCAAAATCAGCCCTGCGCTTTCTGAAAAGCTGCTGTTGTTGCGGCTGCCAAATCTTCACGCTGACCCTGCAATTCATGCCGGTATACACCGGATGTGTCCATGTTCTTGCTATGGCCCACGAGCATCTTCAGCTGGCTGTCAGTCAGGACGCTGGATTCAACACTGACAAAGGTGTGCCGCAGCTCGTAAAGTGAAACTTTCGGCTCAAGCCCGTTTGCTTCCTGATAGGATTCCCAGCGGCGATAGAGCGCGTGTTCTGACGGGATCTGAAACAGCGGGGTATTGTAGTTCAGAAGTATACCTTGAGCCTTCAGAAGCTGCACCTGTGCCTCGTATGCCTCGCGAGCTTCCTTGCCCATGTCAAAAGAGCGGATTGCGTTTTCGTTTTTTCCGGTCGTCTGTTCCCGGTGCACGTTGATGCTGCGTCGAAGGTTGACCGTGTTCCCTTTGATGTCTCCATACCATAAGCCAATCAGCTCTCCGGGACGAAGGCCGGTGGAAACGGCAAAGCGATAGGCGTAGATGTACTCGTCAAATACCGGCTTTCCGTAGTAGGTACGGGTATCTACGCTAAACAGCACCTTCAGAGCGGTGGGCTGAAGAATTGTGCGTTTTCCCATTCTCGCATTCTTCGGGATAGACAGATCAGGATGCAGTGTCGTGTACTTGTTCCTTCTGCACCACTTGACAAAGGCGGTTTCCGCAGCCCGGATCGTCATAAGCGTCTTTCGGCTCAGCGGCTGGTTTGAGATGGGCTTGCGCTGGTTCTTTTTCTGTGAGCGCTTCCGGAACGAAACGTCAATGGCCTTTTGAAGATCGCCCTCGGTTAACTCGTCAATGCGGATGTTCCCGCAGGTCGGCAGGATATAGCAGTCCCCGTAACGCTGGCATTGTGTCACATAGGATGTCCCGCAAGTCAGCTTCAGCTCCTCCACCCACTCTGAATAAAGGACGCTGACCTTCTTTTTTCCGTCTCTGATGCTATCATCAAGCCATGCATCCGCTTTTGCGTTTGCTTCCCGTTGTCCTGTGCGGCCAGGCGTACTGCTGTAAAAGCGCTTGCGAGTGCCGTTCTTCTGAACCGCGATGCACCAGCGTTTTTCCTTTTCCACCCAAAATGCTGTGTTCGTTCTCTTTTTCATCGTTCTGCTCCTTTCGGTTGAAATTGCAAAAACATCCAATTTTTTTGATACTTGTTGACAATAACAACTGTTTGATGTAGCATATGGTTGTGAGCAGTTGTTTTGTGAGCTTTGGAGAGGGCCACAAAACAAAAATGGAAACATGGAGGTGACACGCAGATGCAGGAGAAAACGGCTGTTCTCGAAAGCACTAAGGGTGTTGAGAGGGACAGGCAATATATGAGGAATGTGTACAACACCCTCTCAAAGGATAACCGCAAAAAGCTGGAAGTATACGCTGCCGCGCTGCGAAGAACCCAGCTCGCGCACGAAAGGGCCGATTGAGACGGCTCCTTTGTACATTGGCCCTTCGGCTTTTCCGAGGGGCCTTTTATTTTCCAGCCAGTTCAAATAATTCAGCGCTTGCTTCGCCAAGGGCTGTCTTTTGCCGGTCGCTCATATAAGGAATGTAGGGTTCAAAAGCCTGATGATACTTTGCTGCCCAGTTTTCCTTTGCCTTTGATGTCTTGAGCGTCAGTATTTTGTTAGAGTACTTTATCTGGGTTCGATGTATAAGTTCTTCTATTGCGCCATCCCTGAAGTCTAAATCTGTGTATTTGTTCAGCGAATCGGTGGTAGCAGCATTCACCCCGTATTTTTTACAATCTTCAAGCATCATAAGCCGACCAACGCAAAAATCGTATCTCATAAAGAACGTTGACGGTTCAGTGGTTGACGAGAGGATTCTGGCACAATCTTGAGCCTGTTTCAAAAGCTGAGGGGCTAATATCCTTGCATTCGCACGAGAGTTGACAAGATCCATTTGCCCCATCCACTCAGGATTTGGTGAGTATTTTGAACGTTCATCTTCTTCCGCTGCTTCAACAGCCATCTTGCCAATGACCTTTGTAGCCTTTTTCAACCATTTGAAAATTCCCATTGTAAACTCCCTATAAAAAAGAAAATGGAAAACAAAAAGCAGGGCTTGCGCTCAGCAAACCCCGCTCTTACAAGTGAATGATATTCTACGCCACATGGCACCCCGTCATTCCCGGAGGATAAACATAGAACGAGGATTAGCTTTTGTTTTCTTTTTCAAACTGAGCTTTGAGCAGTTCGTACATATTGACCATTGGAAGTTCGATTTTTCCATGGTTAAGAACCATAGAGGACATAACCTCCATTTTGGAACGGGCAATGCCATACACCGTTGCAGAGCCATTGAACCACAATTTTGCTTCAAAATCTTCGTCAGGTACGCTCTTATCAATCATAAACTTGCCGTGTATAACCATGTGATACTTGCAGGAAGCTTCTGAGCCATCCTGCAATGAATAAACGCCGTCAAGAATGAGCCTGACATAAGCAGCCTTCTTAGAAGGATCATCAATTGGAACTTGCTCACTGATAGAAACAGAGAGCTGATGCGTTAATTCACACTGCGACACAGCATCAATGATATTATTATTAAAAGAGCATTCCGTAAGAAAGCTTCCAAGATACTGAATGTCAGCTTCAAACTGCTTTGAATCCATTGTGTGCACCTCCGGTTGGCTTTTTAGGTGTTTCAGGGAACCGAATCAACCTTGACGAAGAAAAGTCAGGCGTTTTAAAAGCTGTGTTGTTTGCAGCATCAGACTTCACATTTTCAGGTTCGGTGGACATGATTCTCTCATCGGGCTTCAAAGGGCACTGTACCGACAGCCCCAAAGCATCGGCAATGTCAATCAAAGTATCGATAGTATAGTTGCATTCTCCGCTCTCCCAACGGGAAACAAGACTTTGCTTTACACCCATTTTCTCGGCAAGGTCTTTTTGCGTCCAACCTTTTGCCATGCGGGTATCGTGAATCATCTGCTGAATTTGAATATGCAGTGCAGTCTTTGCCATTTCCGAAGCAGTCATATCTTTGGTCAAGGCAAAAACTAAATCCTCAAGTGTAGCTTTCATTTTATTACACTCCTTCCAGCAGTTCATCTAACCGCTGCAATGCGATAGGAATATATGATGAATATTCAGTATTCCTTTTGCCCTTTCGCTCATAAAACGCGCACAACAAATAAATTTTACCATCCAAAAAAGCAAAAAGAATACGAATATTTGAACCATCAAAGAGAAATCGCATAGCATTTAGATTGGCGTACCCAGAAAGGTGCTCCATTGGATCACCTCTGCCACCAATTGCAGCTTCTCCATAAGTGCACAGCTTTTTGATATAATCCGTTAGTTTTGAAAAAAGGCGTTTTTCGACACCGCTTGACGATAACAAATCTAATAAATCTTCAATGAATCCACTATCAGGTATAAGGACATCACGATATTGCAAAAGTAGATTCAGCAAAAGATCCCGTGCCTGTTGTTCGTTCAGATTGACCACATCCTGTCTACGCCTATACTATTATATCACTTATAAGTGATATTTACAACACTTTTGTACATTTTTACACTATTATTATAGTAGGATGTCTGCGCTTTAAGGTTTCTTTTCTTCTTTTTCCTGTCCAAGCAGGAGCAGCTCTGCATACTCTCTCAGCTTCCGTATACTTTCGGCATTCAAGCCCTCCGTCAGGCGGTCAACGTCTGACTGGGGGGCTTTTTCTTTTTGCTCAGGTGCTGGATCATCGGTCTGGCCGGTGAGGTAGTCAACGGGAACATCGAAATATGCTGCAACCTTTCTGGCAGTAGCATCTGTAATGCCACCGCCATTCTTCCAGCGGTTCACGGTTGGCTTGGAAAGCCCCATCTCTAACGCCGCACCGGATGGAGTCTTGTCCACGCTGGCGCATAGCTCCAAATACTTCTCGTAAAATGTCATAGTATTCACCGCCTGATTTTTGTATAACTTTTACAAAGTTAGAAAAGTTACCTGAAAACGCTTTACAGTTTACAAAGTTACTGCTATACTATACACAGTAACCCAAGTTACTTACAGAATAACACAATCGCTAGACAAAAGCAAGGAAGAACGCACGGAAAACCGAGCAAAAAATAGGATGAAAACACCATGAACTCTTTATCTATCAACATTCCGGCCAACTTTATTGCAGATTGCAATAACACCCTCAAGCGGCACGCTCTTGCTCCGACCGATGCAAAGCGGTGGGCAGTTCTGAACGGCAACACCGTGCAGGGCCTGTGGTGGGCAATCAAGTTCGTCAGCCAGCTCCAGACCGCTTACATGAGCGAGAAGGAGCTGAAGCACGCGATCCGTCTCACCCACTTCCGTGGCGCAGTTTGCCCGGAGTTTAAGGCTTGAAATTGGAGGACTGAATCATGAAGCGCTATAAGGTGTATGTCTACAACACGGTTGATAAGTTATGTGACTGCTACGAGGTCCTTGCTGATGACCCGGTGGATGCCCGGAACGTGGCAGTGCAGCGGTTGATCGACGAGACCGGGCACGGTCTGGATGTCTACGAAGTGGACGACGTGTGCGAAGTCAAAGAGTAAGGGAGGGCTGAACGATGGACATTTACGAGAACGCAGCTCGGGGCAGGCGCATCCGGGAAGTAGCTGATGCGGACAGCGTTAGTTATGTTGTGCCCACAAGGGGTTACAACTGGTTCCGCTGGAAGGGATGCCGCCGGTCTGGCCAGTGGATTCACGGCGCGGAAGCCGAGACGCATTGCGATGCACTGCAAGTCTACGCCAATGGCGCATGGCACCCGGTCGTTGCTTTTGCTTACGGTTATATAGGCCCGGCGGCTGACTACACCGTGGCTGGCGTGAAGATGTTTAAGGAGATCTGAACGATGAAAAAGGAAACGCTGAAGCCTTGCCCTTTCTGCGGGCAGGAGCATACGACCATCACTGAATCTAATACTGAGGGCATTCGGATTAGATGTCCGAAATGCAATATCACATTTACCCGCGATTTTTATGAACACCGCGGGGAATTGGGCAGGCAACGAACTATTGAAGCGTGGAATACTCGCCCTGAATAACCCCGCCTGATGATGGCTGCCCGGCAGCAGTCGAAACCACCCGGCAGCCAGCCGGGCAAGGTCGCGGGTGCCAACCGCAGAAAGAAGGCGAAGGAGATGGACAACAACAAAAAGCCCAGCGAACCGCTGGAACCGGAACGCTGGACTTTGAAGAATGCCTCGACCGAACAGCTCGTTACAGAACTATCAAGTCGAGAAGGTGTGGCATCTTACCGTGTCGAGCCGTATCAGTTCAAGACAGTAACTGCCGAGGGACCTGCGCTTGTTTTTATCGTCACCGATTAAGCAATGCGGCTATACGGATACATGTTACGAATGTAAGCATGGAAATACTTACCGTGCGAGGAAGCAGCCATCAGCCCTTGATAGACACTTTCCGGCACGCCGGTGTATTCGTAAATGCGTCCGCCGTGGAATGCGATGCAAAGAATACCATTCTCATAGCCAACGCTTTCCAGATTCGACGAAGAAACGGGAATCATCCGCATAATTTTCACCTCCTTTCCGCTCAAGTATACCGCAGAAGGGAGCCACCCACAAGGAGGTACATCTTCACCATGAACGACATCATCTTATCCACCCAAAACGGCGAGCCGGTGGTATCCAGCCGCCAGATTGCAGAGAGCTTCGGCAAGGAGCACAAGCACGTTCTGGATGCAGTAAAAAATCTGGTGGCCGAAAATTCGGCTGCCAAATCCATGTTTCACCCCGCTACTTTTGAGAACCGGGGCAAGCAGTACCCTATGTACCTTATGAACCGGGACGGGTTCAGCCTGCTGGCGTTCGGTTTCACCGGCAAGGAAGCTTTTGAGTGGAAGCTCAAGTACATCCAGGCATTCAATGCCATGGAGAAGCAGCTGATGAATCAGAAGCAGGCCGTGCTTGACGGCTTGTCCCCTCAGCTCCGGTATCTCATCAACTTGGAACAGCAGCAGAACCAGCAGGCCAAGCAGCTGGCGCAGGTCAATGAGCGTTTGGATGCCGCCTGCGAAGCACTCAGCCTGAATGTTGGTGTGGACTGGGAGAAACGGTGCCAGAGCGTTATCAAGGGCATTGCCTTCAAGCGCGGCGGAAGCAGTCAGGATTATGAGGATGTCTGGAACGAGATCTATGATGCTATGGATGCCAGGGGCTTTGACATGAAGCGCCGCACCGCAAATGCACAGGCGCGGTCTGCATCCTATGGAATCGCTCCCACCAGCGTAAAGAAGATTACCCGGCTGAAAGTGATTTCCCAGTCCTGCGACAAAAAGCTCATCTATGCGTTTGTAGATGCAGTACGGGAAAAGGCCGCAGCTGCTGGTGTCCGGGTGAACAAACTAGATGAAATCCGCCAGACGAGCCTGTTTGACAGCAACGCTACGATGGACAAAAGCAAGATCTAAAAAGAAGGTGATAATTTGAAGGTAAACATGAAAAAAATCGAATCCCTGATGATTTTACAGGGAGTAAATGTTACCGAGCTGATGCAGGCTGCTGGCCTTGAGCGGGCCACCTACTACTACATCAAAAAGAAGGGCGGCACCAGCCCCCGGACTCTCAAGGCCATTGCCGACACGCTGAACGTTGACCCCCGCGAGCTTTTGAGTGAGCAGGAGAAGGAGCAGCGTCTTGGCAAGGAGACCGCCTGATGAACGGGCGCAACAAATACTGGCGGGAAGCCCGCTGGGACAAGAACCAGCCTGCACGGCTGGCACACATCAAAGAAAAGAGGTCGAAAAAGCATGATGAAGGTCGTACAGGGCACCTTCCGGCAGATTCCGTACTGGAAGCTGCGGGGGCGGTTCCACAGCTGCGGCTACCGCGATCAGGAAGTCGCTGAACATAGCGGCATTGGCCGGTACACTATGAGCGCCCGGATGAACGGGCACCAGCCGTGGACAAGTAAAGAGATCGTAGCAATTTGTGAACTGTTGGACATCCGGCAGGACGAAATCGGGGAGCTGTTCTTCCCTACTGTTGAGAAAGGAGAATCCGCATGAGAATCAAATCTGGCGTTTGGTACTGGCTGGCAATGGGGAGCTTTGCGACGGGCCTGCTGTACAGCATGGGCCTCGAGGGCACCTGTCAGACCGGCAGCACCATTTCGGACGGTGCGTTCATTACGGCTATGGTGCTGATCCTTCTGGCAATCTTCTTCATGCTGCAGGGCTTTGCAGCCGAAGCGCGTGAGAAGCGGCCCCGCAAGATTCACCATCAGCCCCAGAACACCGTGAAGAGCGGTAGAAAGGCGGGCTGAGCATGGCAGTCAACAACAATATGATCTACACACGTATCTGTGTTGACTGCGGGAAGGTGATGCGTAATGTGGGCCGCCGCACGGAGCGGTGTCCGGAGTGCCGCGCTGTACATATCAGGGTGAAAGCTCTCGAAGCGAGCTACCGGGAGCGCACAGAGCAACTTATCCGCCAGCAGGAAGAGCGGGCCGGGGCAATCCATCAGGGCCTTGTGGACGACAACGAGCGTTTCACGGCAAGCGCCGGAACCTACGGCAAAGGCCGCATCAAAGAGATTTTGGCCGCACAAAAGAAAAAGCAGCCCGCCGGCGCGCCAACACCGACAGGCTGCAAGGGTTGATGGAATTTGAAAGCCCCATCACCCCGATGATATCACAAAATCGGAGGTTTTTACAGATGGAAAAAAATTATGTTGAGATTCAGGGCCGCTTTTCCAGTGACGGCAGGTTTGTGGGCGGGAACTATGTCCCGGAAGTCATCGACAAGCTGATGAACGATGTCTATTCTACCCTCGGTCAAGCAGGAAGCCTGTACCGCTTGCGCGTCACGGTCGAGGTCGAAGATCTGGGTGCCGAGGTCAAGTTCGGGAAGCCTGCAAGCGAAACGCAGCACTCCCCTGCTCTGCAGCGTTTGACCGCTGGAAAGCTGATTCCTGCACCGGACATCTCCCCTGCCGCCATTGACCCGGCACCGGAGGTAGCAGTATGAATCCGATGTATGATCTCGCCCTTGACGGCTACGGCCCGGCACTTGAGCCGCCGGACGACTACTATTTCCTGCCGCGAGGGCCAGAACAGACCGAAGATCAGGAGGATGAAGAGTAATGGAAAGCACAAGCATTTACGCCGCTCTGGCCGCTGTGCAGAGCGAACTCAAGGCCCCTAAAGGGCAGATGAACACCTTCGGCGGGTACAGGTATCGTTCCTGTGAGGACATTTTGGAAGCAGTGAAGCCTATTCTCAAGGCTCATGACCTGCTGCTTACGCTCTCCGATGAACCGAAGGTTCTTGAGGGGTGGCACTACATCGAAGCCACTGCAAAATTGGAATCTCTGGATGGTGGCTGCATTTCCGTGAAGGCATACGCAAGAGAGCCGGAGCAAAAAACCAAGATGGACGCTGCACAGGTGACTGGAACATCCAGCAGCTACGCCCGCAAGTATGCCCTGAACGGCCTGTTCTGCATCGACGATACCAAGGATGCCGACACGGACGAGTATCATGCGACAGAAGGTCGAAACCCCGCAGGTGTGAACAAGCCGCAGAAGCAGCCTGCTCCGAAGCGTGAAGCTCCTGCTCCGAAGCAGCAGCCCGCACAGGAACAGCCCTTTATCTGCGCCTGCTGCGGCAAACCACTTCAGCCGGTGTCTTATAAGAACCGCACCGTTGAACCGGCAGAGACCGCCGCAAGCACCAAGAAGAAGTTTGGACGCATCCTGTGCTGGACGTGTGCCAAGAAGCAGCCGAAGGAGGGCTGATCTATGCTGAACACGATTGCAATTATGGGCCGCCTGACCCACACCCCGGAACTCCGCACCACCACAAGCGGCAAGGAGGTCTGCTCTTTTGATATCGCCTGCGAACGCAGCTATTCTGCAAATGGCCAGCGCGAGACGGATTTCTTGCCCTGCGTTGCATGGGGCAAGACGGCACAGTTCGTGTCCCAGTATTTCGACAAGGGTAGCATGATCGCCGTCAATGGCAGCTTACAGACCCGGAAATATCAGGACAAGCAGGGCAACAACCGCACCGCCTATGAGATTCAGGTGCGTGAGGTCAGCTTTTGCGGCTCGAAAGCCCCTGACAGCACGTCTACACGGGGTTTTGATGAACAGACGGAAAGTTATGCCCGAGAAGCTAGAAACGCTCAGAGCGCCCAGCAGGCGGCTGAGACCGGCACGGACGATTTTGCCGTTATCAACGATGATGAAGATTTGCCGTTCTGAGCGGCAGAAATGAGGGAGAGAAAAATGCCAGCAAAAAGAAATATTATGCCGGAAGAGGTGCGCAATGCAAAGCTTCTTCTCAGTAAGGGCCTGTCAGATGCAGAGGTCGCAGCCATTATCGGTCGTTCCGTGTCGGCAGTTGTCAATATCCGCAACGGTGCATACGACTTCATGCTTGAGGATGTACCGAATAATACCCCGGATGATAGCCGGGTGTGTATCCTGCTGAAATCTATCGACAGCCGCCTGTACCAGCAGAACGAGGACATGAAGAAGGCCATTGACCAGCTGGTGGGCCTGAACAGTGCCCTTGTTGAGCTTCAGAACGAGATCAAGGTGTGCGCTTCCTGCATGACGGCAATGCTGGATGCCCTGAACGAACTCAAGAGCAAGAACAGCCAGCAGACTGAACCGGAATCCACCCCTACGAAGTATCCGGGCAAGGATTTTGCGAACTGGGGAGAGGTTATTCGCCGTGTTGAGGTCTACGGTGACAAGTTCATTGCGGACAACCTGCGCGGAACCAAGGCCAGTCTGGACGGCGTTACGCTGTATCTGGCCTGCACCCCCAGCACGAAGAAGTTCCTCAAAAGCAGCGCTGTTGCAATCCCCCGCATCAAACAGCAGTGCCGGAACGTCATCGGCTACGGCGTTGAGGTTAAGATCATTGACCTGTAAAAACCAAAGAAAACCAAATGGTTTTTACGAAAAGCGTTTGGTTTTCAAAAACGGGAAGGAGGTGGTTAGTGGTGGACGATATCAAAATGGCCCGCCCGAAAGGACTGTTGATACCATTTGACAAGTTCGTAATCTTGGACATCCTGCCACCTGAGCAATACAAAAACGTGCTCACAAAAATGCGGCAGTATGTGGAGCACGGCAAAGAGCCGGAAGGGCTTGAGCCTATCGAACAGGTGGCCTTTGAATCCCTGCGCTCATTTATGGACGAAAACATAAATACGTATCAACGTTCTATTCTTGCGCACCGAGAAGCAGGTCGAAAGGGCGGCAGACCAAAGAAAACCGACGAGATCCAAAAGGTTTTTGACGATAACCAAACGGAACCAATTGGTTTTTTTGAGAAACCAAACGAAACCAAAAGGCCCCTAAAGTACAAAGTACAAAGTACAACAGATACTAAAGTATCTGATAGTAGTAGCGCTGAAGCGCTGCCCCCTACCCCCAAAAGCAGGTTTTCATCGCCTGATATTGAAACGGTGAAAAGTTACTTTGCGGAGAAGGGTGGCACAGAAGCGCAGGCTATTCGGTTCCATGCCTATTACGAATCCAACGGCTGGAAGGTGGGCCGGAATCCCATGAAGAACTGGAAGGCTGCAGCATCCGGGTGGATATCCCGTGATAGGGATGAAGCAAAAAAGGCGAATGCCCCGCGCAACCGGGCGTTCATGGCAAGCCGCCCGGCAGAGGAAGCCGAAAATGCAAAGAATTTTCTGGCAGACGCAGCCCGGCGAAGGCCATTAAAAAAGCAATAGCCGCTACATATGCGCTCAGACCGGCATACGCGGCCCTCTGAGCATGGTTTTAGGGTAAACCGGCAAAGTTATACTGCAAAACGCAAAGCGCCGTTCAGGGCCGTTTCTCGTGCTCTGAACGCATGGAGGTAAAAAGCATTATGAACCTGTATGAGATCAACTCGCAGATTTTGGACTGCATCGATCCGGAGACCGGCGAGGTTATGGACATCGACCGGCTGGAAGAGCTGAACATGGCAAAGGCCGAGAAGGTGGACAACATCGCCTGCTGGGTAAAGAACCTCGAAGCCGACGTGCTTGCCTTTGAAGCACAGGAAAAGGCTTTTGCTGACCGCAAGGCAGCCGCAAAGCGCAAGATCGACAGTCTCAAGCACTATCTGACCGATGCTCTGGGTGGGCAGAACTTCAGCAGTGACCGGTGCGCGGTGAGCTTTCGCCGCAGTAAGGCCGTCTGCGTGCTGGATGAAGCCGCTGTCCCTGCCGAGTATATGACCGAGAAGACCACCCGCGCACCCAACAAAACGGCCATTGCGGCCCTGCTCAAGACCGGTAAAGCAGTTCCCGGCTGCGAGCTGGTGGAACGTGTAAACCCGTCTGTGAAGTGAGAGAGGGAGAACGATGGGAGATGAACACGCAAAATGACATACAAGGAGTTTTTGGAGCGCAAAATCGACATTGCGCCCCTGTCCGGTATCGAGATTGACCCCGCCGAGGTCAGCCCGGCGCTGAAAGATCACCAGCGCGTGAGCGTCCTGTGGGCGCTGCGCGGGGGCCGCCGTGGCATTTTCGCCCGCTTCGGTCTGGGAAAGACCATCATGCAGCTCGAATGGTGCAGGCTGCTCCAGAAGCACGAGGGAGGACAGACGCTCGTTGTGATGCCGCTGAACGTCCTGCCGGAGTTCAAAGCCGACGCTGTGAACCTGCTGGGCATGGACGAGCCGCCCTATTGCCGCACGATGGCAGAAGTAGAGGCCAGCACAGCCCCCATCGTCCTGACCAACTACGAGCGCGTCAGAGACGGCGACATTGACCCGCATCATTTCACAGCGGTCAGTTTGGACGAGGCCGCCACACTGCGCAGCTTCGGAAGCAAGACCTATCAGAGCTTCATGCAGAAGTTCAAGGGCGTCAAGTATAAGCTGACCAACACCGCGACACCCAGCCCGAACCGCTACAAAGAGCTGATTCACTATGCCGGGTTCCTCGAAATTATGGACACCGGCCAGAGCTTGACCCGCTTTTTCAAGAGGGACAGCACCAAAGCGAACAACCTGACCCTTTATCCGGGTCGCGAGCGGGAGTTCTGGATTTGGTGCGCCAGCTGGGGGCTTTTTCTTCAGAAGCCGTCCGACCTCGGATTCTCGGATGATGGTTACGCCCTGCCGCCGCTGGACATCCGGTATCACAAGCTGAACAGCCTTGACCGGCCCGCTGAATTTGAAGCCGACGGCCAGATGAAGCTCGGCCATGATGCCGCGATGGGCTTGCAGGATGCAGCCAAAGAGAAGCGGGACAGCATCGACATCCGCGCCGCTGAGGTGGCCCGCATTATCGCTGAGGCCCCGGTGGATGAACACTTCGTTGTCTGGCATGACTTGGAGGACGAGCGCAAAGCCTTGAAGAAAGCTGTTCCTGAAATGGTCGACATCTACGGCAGCATGGATCTCGAAACCCGCGAGCAGCGAGTCATGGACTTCGCACAGGGCAAGACCCGCATCTTCGGCACAAAGAAAAGCCTGTCCGGCTCTGGTTGCAACTTCCAGCGGTTCTGCCACCGGGCAATCTTCATGGGTATTGACTATGAGTTCAACGACTTTATTCAAGCCATTCACCGCATTTACCGCTTCCTCCAGAAGTCACCGTGCGTGATTGACATCCTGTACATGGACACGGAGACGGAGGTGCTGCTGGCGCTTCAGCGGAAGTGGCGACAGTATGACGAGTTGAGCGAGCAGATGGAAGAAATCATCAAAGAATACGGCCTCGGCAGCCTTGCGCTTGAGACCCTGAAACGCACGATAGGATGTGAGAGAGTGGAAGTCAAGGGAAACAATTATGTCGCCATCAACAACGACTGTGTGGAAGAGGTTCGGCGCTGGCCCACGGACAGCATCGACCTGTACGTGACCAGCATTCCGTTCGGCAATCACTACGAGTACAGCCCCAGCTATAACGACTTCGGCCATAACCCGAACGATGATGAGTTTTTCAGACAGATGGACTATCTGACCCCGGAACTGCTCCGCACCCTGAAGCCGGGCCGCGTGGCTGCGATTCATGTCAAAGACCGCGTGGAGTTCGCAAATGTTACCGGGTTGGCTGCTCCTACTATTGAGCCGTTCCATGCTGACTGCATCGCCCACTTCCGCAAGCACGGCTTTGCCTATTTCGGAATGATTACGGTGGTCACTGACGTTGTTCGGGAGAACAACCAGACCTACCGCTTGGGCTGGACTGAGCAGTGCAAGGATGGCACAAAGATGGGCGTTGGATGCCCTGAGTATATCCTGCTGTTCCGAAAGCTGCCCACCGATTGCAGCCGTGGTTATGCCGATACGCCGGTGAAGAAGTCCAAAGAGGAATACACCCGCGCACAGTGGCAGATTGATGCTCACGCATTCTGGCGTAGCAGCGGCGACCGGCCTTTCACCCGCGAGGAGCTGGAAAAAATCCCGACCTCCAAGCTGCAAAGCGTATACCGCAAGTTCAGCCGGGATAGCGTTTATTCCTACGAGGAGCACGTCAAGCTGGCCGAAAGCCTTGACAAAGACGGACGGCTGCCGTCCACGTTCATGGTTGTGGCGCCCGGCTCATGGGATATGACGGTCTGGGACGACATCGTGCGGATGAAAACGCTCAACACCTCCCAGAGCCAGCGGCGGCAGAACCTCCACGTCTGCCCGCTTCAGATCGACATCGTGCAGCGCCTGATTGAGCGGTACAGCAATGAGGGCGAACTTGTTGCTGACCCCTTTGCAGGGCTTTTCACGGTGCCGTATGAAGCGGTGAAGATGAACCGCAAGGGCAAGGGCGTGGAGCTGAACCCGGATTATTTTCGTGACGGCGTGGGCTATCTGGAATCTGCGGATGCAGAAAAGGATGCACCCACTCTGTTTGACCTGTTGGAGAATGGAGCTTGAACATGAGCAAGGAAAATATGGGCCGGAATGCCGAGCACTATGCAGACCCGACACCGACCGCAGCCATGCGCAACATCTGCCGGGACGAGTACCAGAAGGAAGCCGCCCGGCTTGACAGAATCGGAGACATCGTTCCCCTGCTGCGCCAGATGGCCAATATCGCAGGGTTTGAGATCATAGGCCGCATCCCGCTGAGGGACAAGGCCACCGGAAAGGAGTATCGGTAATGGCACAGAGAGAGATTCAGGAAAACCTCATTCGCACCGTTCGCGATATGCTGCTCACCTCCTGCGAGAAGATGGGCGCTCAGAGCATCGAACATTGCTGGACGCGGCACGATGGCACGGAGGTAAAGCTGATCCTTGCCATTCACCCGGCTGGTGAGAAGGAAGAAAAGCCGGAGGATGAGCTGTACACCTATGCGAGAGCTGCTGTCCAGAAATTTGGCATGAACAAGCAGGTCGATATGGCTATCGAGGAAATGTCCGAGCTTACAAAAGCACTGCTCAAGTACCGCCGGGCATCGGATTGCGCGACTACTGTAAAGAGCGGCGACAACATCCGTGAAGAGATGGAAGATGTCAGAATTATGCTGGCCCAGCTCGACTGCATCTATGGCCGTAGTCCTCAGTGGGCCGAAAAGAAGCTGGCCCACCTCAAGGAACTGGTCAAGGGCGAGGAAGGTGATGGAGATGTCTGAGCATTTCAAAATCGATTGTAACCTCGTGGATGACCGACGTGCTATTGCCGCTATTCTGGCTTATAACGGATATGTTGTCCGCATGGGAAAAGAGAAACGGGGCGGTAAGTCTGCCCAGATCTATTTCGTGGAGTATTGGAGGCCCGAAGATGAGCGAGAAAATGAGCACTGAACGCGCGGCGGAGATCCTCAACCCGGCGCACCGCGAGAGTTACGAGAGTATGGAGCCAGTGAACGAGGCTTGCAGGATGGGCCGAGATGCTCTCCTGCTGAAGATTCCTCGCAGCCCCTTCCCGGACGGCGACAAGAGTATTCTGGCTTGCCCCAACTGCGGAAGCGGTGAATACCTGCACAACATCGACACGGCCCGGAACGTGTTCTGCGGCCAGTGTGGACAGGCTATCAAGTGGGAGGGCGACGATGAATAGACCCAGAACGGCGGCAAGCATTCGCCGAAGCTATACCGGTGCAAGAAGCCGCGCAGAGGGCGAAGGCTTTGAGCACATCATTGACAATGCCTGCGCCTATTACAGATCCATCGGCCTTGCAGACATCGAAAAGACCCCGGAACCGATGCGTCCGATCGGAAGCCCAGACCGTGCTGGCCGGTTCCTTGCCTGCTACACGAAACAGGCCCAGCCGGACTATAAGGGCATTCTCAAAGGCGGAAGAGCCATCAATTTTGAAGCAAAGCACACCGACAGTGACAGGCTGACCTTTGATCGTGTGTTGGCCGCACAAGCGCTCCGTCTGAGCCGCACAGAAGCCCTCGGCGGCATTGCCTTTGTCCTCTGTTCTTTCAGCGGCAGATACTTCTACCGCGTTCCGTGGGCCGTTTGGCGCGACATGAAGCGCCTGTTTGGCCGAAAGCACATCACCCCTGCGGATTTGGCAGAGTACCGCGTCCCGTTCGCAGCGCCCGGAGTGTTGCTATTTTTGGAGGGAGTAAAGGAGAAAAAAGATGATCTTCACATGTGCACCTGAAAATGAGCGAGACGGTGTAGACTACCGCGATGTCAAGGCATGGTTTCAGCAGTGCAGGGACTACAAGATAGACGTGGATAGGCAACTTGAACGTATTCACAGGATCTATGGCAGCGCTACCAAGATTACGCAGAACCTTTCCGGTATGCCCGCTGCCACAGGAAACGGTGACAAAATCGGTAATGCTGCTGTGGATATCATTGAGGAACAGACGCGGTATCGAGAGATGGTGGAGCGGCTATCAGCGTTGCAGAACGAAGCAACAAAGCGGGCATATTGCCTTGTCGTTGCTACAGAGTGCGCAAATGCGATCGTAGATTTTTACGTTAATGGAAAAACGCAGGATCAGATTGCCGATGAAACCGGGGTTTCTGGTGTTGATATTGTCCGGAAGCGTATTAACCGGGGTTGCAAAGCTCTTGCAGAGATCTGGCCAGACTTTAGCACTGTATGAATTGTACAAATTGCATAGAAAAGCACCGTTTATTTTGTGATGTCCCGGCACTCCCGAAACGGGGTGCAGTAAGGTAAAATCAGTACAAGCGGAACCGCGCACAGCGGAGCGCCGCTTCTACGCAGTCTCCGAAACGAACCTCCATGATAATTTCCTCCTTTTGGCTTTGCATGCATTTTTCTCTCTTCACGTTTCGCGGGCTGCTTCTATGCGATACACTGAAACAAAGGCAGCCTGCCGCTCATGAGAGACAGGAGGCGGTTCGATTCCGCCGTATCGCACCGTATGGCGCATGGATTAGACAACCCGCAAGGCCGCACGTGCAACCTCCCGTGCCAAGAAAAGGCCTTAGAATCCTTGCCAAGGTGTAGCTTTCCTGACAGGATGTGCGCCAACCAACAGCCCCGGCGGCGAACCGGAGCTGTTTTTATATGGCCGCCTGAGCGCAATGTGGAGCGCGGTGCGTGTGTGTAGACACGGCTGGTTCGATTCCAAGGGCGGCTTTTTACTCTGGTAGCTCAATTGGCAGAGCGATGGTCTCCAAAACCGTAGGTTGCAGGTTCAAGGCCTGCCCAGAGCGCCATGCAATGTACAGTCGGGGGACGGCTGTGCAAAGCATAGCGGGGCATCTGGCCGCGAAAGTTCCAGATGCAGCAGCACCCGCCCGTTTTACGCCTGTCCGTCAAACTGAATGCATGGGTGCTGCTTATTTTTTTGATATCTTTGCCGTTCGGTTTTCCGGGCGGCTTTTTATTTGGAGAAAAAAGATGATTCAGAAAGAACTGCTGAAAATGCCGGTCTCCGATCTGGTACCGTATGAGAACAACCCTCGCGTCATCTCACCGGAAGCCGTGAACGCCTGCGCGGAAAGCATGCGCCAGTGCACCGCGCTGGACCCCATCGAGGTGGACGAGAATAACGTCATCCTCAGCGGACACACCCGCCGCCTCGCTCTGATGCAGCTCCATGTGGAAACCGCCGATGTGGTGCGCTACACCGGTCTGACCGAGGAGCAGAAACAGAAGTACCGCATCCTTGCCAACAAGACCGGGGAAATGACCGGCTGGGACTTTTCCAAGCTGGAACAGGAACTTGCCGAGGTTGATTTCGGAGATTTCGACTTCAATTTCGACAGCGAGGCCCCGGACGATATCTTTGACGATTCGACCGACCTTCGCAGCAGCTATGACGAGCCGCACGATGACAAGCTGATCTGCCCCTGCTGCGGCCACATCGACCTGAAAGCCAAGTTCAAAAAATTTGAAGGAGTCGCTGGAGATGAACAAAACGGTGAGGATTGAAAATATTTCTCAGCTCCTTGGAAAACAACAACGCTCGTCTGGATGAACTGGGGTCGATGCACTATAACCTGATGTCCTACTACTACATCCCGAAGAACCCCAAAAGAGCACTGGGCATCATCGAGCAGAGCGAGCGCATCATGATAGATTCCGGTGCGCACACCTTCCAGAAGGGCAAGACAAAACTCAACTGGGAAGAATACACGGAATCCTATGCGCGTTTCATTCGTGAAAATGACTGTAACAAAATCGTTGGTTACTTTGAGATGGACGTGGACAAGGTCATCGGCCTTGAGCGCGTCATAAAGCTGCGTAGACGGCTGGAACAGGAAACGGACAAGATTATTCCTGTCTGGCACAAAGGGCGCGGAATAGAAAACTTCTACCGGATGTGCGAAGAGTACAGCGGCAGGGTCGTTGCAATTACTGGGTTCAAAAATGAGGACATCAAAGATGACCAGTATGCGCAATTCTTGAAGATAGCGTGGCAGCACAACTGCCGTGTTCACTGTCTGGGCATGACCCGGAAGGACATCTTGAAGAAGGTTCCCTTTGACTATGTGGATAGTTCCAGCTGGACGCAGGGCGTTCTATATGGCCGTTTGGGAAGCCGAAAGCTGAAAAACGAAGATACTGCCGAGAAGCGCACTATCATGCGGCAACGGCAGTGGGAAGCTGCATATAAGGAGGCAATGAAGATGCAGGAATACTACGAACGTTACTGGTTTACTGCAACCACCCGACTGAAAAATTCTCTGGGGGGGGGTACTGATTATGCTGCACAGTAAAATCAAGCCCCTTATCTATGCCGCCATGACTGCGGCCATCTATTATGTCCTGTGCGTGGCTATCGCGCCCCTGAGTTATGGACAGATTCAGTGCAGGATTTCCGAGGTTATCCTGCTGTTCTGTATGCACAACACGTTCGCAGTCTATGGCTACACCCTCGGATGCGCACTGGCAAACCTGACCTCCCCGCTGGGCATCCTTGATGTCATTGTCGGTTCTCTGGCAAATCTGATTGTCGGTTCCTTCGCTCGCAAGTGCGGCAAGGCGCTGCCGACTGTCCTGTTTGGCGCTGTGTTCAACGGTATCGTAGTAGGCGCAGAGCTGTCCATTGTGTACGGTTCTCCGTTCCTGCTGAATGCTGTGTGCGTGGCAGCGGGCGAGGCTGTTTCTCTTTTGGTGGGCGCTCTGCTGTACCATCTGGTGGGCAAGCGCCTTGAAAGCATTTGGAGGTGAGTTGCGATTGGCCGCAAAGGTAAGTTTGAGCAGTGGTTAGAGCCGGAAGGTCTGGCACTGCTTCGCGGATGGGCAAAAGACGGCCTGAAAGACAAGCAGATTGCCGAGAATATAGGCTGCTCAATATCGACCCTCTGCGAATGGAAAAACCGATTTCCTGAATTTTCGGAAGCACTAAAAAAGGGCCGGGACGTTGCGGACTACATCGTGGAGAATGAGCTATTCCAGAGCTGCCAGACGCGCACTGTGACGGTCAAGAAGCCCGTCAAGGTCAAGACCGTAAAGGTGGACGGCAAGAAACGGTTGGAAGAAGAACGCATTGAGTATGCGGAGGAAGAGGTCGTTGTCCCGGCCAACACCACGGCACAGATATTCTACCTGAAGAACCGGAAGCCGGACAAATGGAAGGACAAGCCAGTGGAGAGTGCTGCGGAGGCCAAGAACAACGAGATGCAGACGCTGGCCGACCTGCTGCAACGACCTGTTCCAAACCGCGATATCAAGGACTTTGAAGAATGAACATTCCAGCACCATTCTCTGAAAACCAGATGCGTTTCTTCTGGAACTGCTTCGACCACTGGTTCAACGTTGCAGAGGGCGGCAAACGTGGCGGCAAGAACGTGCTTATTACGATGGCGTATTGCACCATTCTGGAAAAGCATCCCAGCAGAATACACCTCATTGCGGGTGTGTCTACTGCGACCGCCCGGCTGAACATTCTGGACTGTGACGGCTTCGGCCTGAAAAACTATTTTGAGGGCCGCTGCCGTGAGGGCACCTACCAGAACCGCGACTGTCTGTACATCCAGACTGCCACCGGTGAAAAGGTGGTGCTGGTGTCCGGTGGTGGAAAAGCCGGTGACGAAAAACTGATCAAGGGCAACACCTACGGCACCGCGTACATCACCGAAGCCAATGAATGCAGCGAAACTTTCATCAAGGAAGTATTCGACCGTACCCTGTCCAGCCCGGACAGAAAGGTATTTCACGACCTGAACCCCAAGGCAGAGGGTCACTGGTACTATGAAAACATCCTGAATCTGCACGAAAAGAAGCAGAACGAGAACCCAGAATACGGCTTCAACTATGGGCATTTCACAATTGCCGATAACATGAGCATTTCGGACGACCAGCTCCGGGCTGTGCTTGCAACCTACGACCGCAGCACGGTCTGGTATGCCCGTGACATCCTTGGAAAAAGGAAAGCTGCCGAGGGCCTTGTATACCCTTTCTTCTCCGCCGGGCAGGACACCTACCTCTTTCACGGTGATGCTTCCCACATCGACGGGCAGTTCTATGTGTCCATCGACTACGGCACCCACAACCCCTGCAGCATGGGCCTGTGGGTCATCCACAACGGCAAGGCACTGCGCATCCGGGAGAGCTATTTTGACAGCCGTGCCGAGCGTGTCCAGCGCACGGACGAAGAGCACTATGCCGAGCTGGAACGCCTGACCAAGGGCTATTACATTCAGGCGGTGGTGGTTGACCCGTCCGCTGCTTCCTTCATCGAGACCATCCGGCGGCACGGCAAGTATCTGGTGATCCCTGCAGACAACGACGTGCTGAACGGCATTCGCTGCGTGGCATCCCTGATGCAGGCCGGGCTTGTGACTATCCACGAAAGCTGCACGGCATCCCGCCGGGAGTTTGGCCTGTACTCTTGGGACGACAAGGCGAAGGAAGATCGTGTCGTCAAGGAGAACGACCACGCCATGGACGACATCCGCTATTTCTGCTATACGATACTGGCCCCGCTGATCCGCTGGGCAGACTGGAGACGAAAATAATGTTTGATAGACTGCTTTTCTGGCTGCGGGAGAAAGCGCGGCTGCTGTTCGGTGAAAATACCACCGTCAGCGCCAGCGTGTCCTACAGCATGGAGAATGCGATCATCCTGTGGGCGCAGATGTACGATACCGGCGGGCCGTGGTGCCACGGCGGCAAGAACGCCCTGCACAGCCTGAAGCTGGCCCAGAGTGTTGCATCGGAGCTGGCCCGTCTGACCACACTGGAAATGGAATGCATTGTTTCCGGCAGTGCCCGCGCCGACAGCATCAACACCATGCTGCAGCCTTTCATTGCAGATCTGCGCACCCCGGTGGAATACGGCTGTGCGCTGGGCGGCATCCTGTTCCGGCCCTTCCTCGATGCAGAGGGACGCATCCAGATCGATGCTGTGCAGGGTGACTGCTTCTGCCCTACCCGCTTTGATAGCTCTGGCCGCATGACCGGGGCTATTTTTTATGACCATCTGGTGCGCGGCAACCGCATTTATACCCGTCTGGAAGATCACGAGTTTTCCGGCAGCACGCACAGCATCACGGTCAAGGCGTTCCGCTCCATGACCAGTGCAGACCTCGGCATCGAGGTGCCGCTGACCGATGTGCCGGAATGGGCCGCGATTTCGCCGCACACCGAGTTCTCCGATGTAGACCGTCCGCTTTGGGGCTATTTCAGAGTGTCCAGCGGCAATTCCACTGATCGGCACTCCCCGCTGGGCGTGAGCGTCTATGCCGCTGCTGTTGACACCATCCATGATGCCGATGAACAGTATGGGCGGCTGCTGTGGGAGTATGACGGCGGGCAGCTGGCCCTTGACGTTGACCAGACCGCCCTGCGGCCCGACATCAACGGCGAGAGCGTTATGCCGCAGCGTGAGCAGCGCCTTTACCGCAACTGGCTGAACGGCAGTTCCGGGGCCAATGGCCGGAACCTTTACGAGGTGTTTGCCCCTGCCCTGCGCGATGAAAGTTATCGTCGGGGGATGGATGCCATGCTCAAGCGGGTGGAGTTCCAGTGCGGCCTTGCCTACGGCACCCTGTCCGACCCGCAGAACGTGGACAAGACCGCCGAGGAGATCAGGAGCAGCAAGCAGCGCAGCTACACTACCGTCAAGGATCTGCAGCGGGCGCTGGGCAATGCGCTGACCGATCTGGTATACTCCATCAGCAAGCTGCTGGATGCCCAGTGGAACAGCGGCGCAGCCGTTTCCCCGCCGGGCGACTGCAACGTGACCTTTGACTTTGACGATAGTATCATCTCCGACCCCAAAGAGCGCAAACAGATGTATTGGGGCTACGTTACCGCAGGCAAGTTCCCGTTCTGGCGGTATCTGGTGGAGTTTGAGGGCTACAGCGAGGACGATGCCAAGGCCATTGCCGCCGAAGCGAATGCCGAGAACCGCAGCCCTGAAGCCCTCACCTTCGGGGGTGCCTGATGCTGCCGCCGTCTTACCTCGACCGTATGCCGGATGCCTTTGTGCAGCTCTGGCAGCAGGTCGAAGAGCAGATCCTGCAGGACGTTGCCCGGCGCATCGGCAAGATGGACAAAGTGACCACCACCGCAAACTGGCAGCTGTGGCGCTACCAGCAGACCGAGGCGCTGCGCAATGATGTGGTGAAGCTGCTGGCCAAGTACACCGGCAAGAGCGAAACGGCCATCCGCAAGCTGCTTTTGCAGGCCGCCACCGAAGCCATGGAGCGGGAAGATGCGATCTATTACCACTACGACATGGAGCCGACCCCTTTTGAAGAGAGCGCCGCCCTGAACAACCTGCTGGATGCCGGTGCCCGCCAGACCTGCGGCACATGGCAGAACCTCACGGCCACCACGGCAAACACCGTCACAGGGGCCTTTGAGCGCACGCTGGACGCTGCATGGCTCAAAGTGAGCACCGGTGCCTTCGACTACAAAACCGCCGTCAAGCAGGCCGTGGATAGCCTTGCAGACGACATGCCCATGATCACATACCCCAGCGGCCACAAGGACAGCATCGAGGTGGCCGCACGGCGTGCCATCCTGACTGGCGTGAACCAGACAGCTGGCAAGCTGCAGGAAGCCCGCATGGATGAAATGGGCTGCGAATTTGTGGAGACGACCGCCCACGGCGGTGCCCGTCCTTCTCATGCAGAATGGCAGGGCAGGCGCTTTCACCGGGGCGGCGCGGTGGACTACAAGGGCAGGCACTACCCGGATTTTGAAGCTGCCACCGGCTATGGTACCGGCGCAGGCCTTTGCGGCTGGAACTGCCGCCACACCTTTTTCGCGGTGTTCCCGGAGCTAGGCGACCCGCCCCAATGGACGCAGGAGCAGCTGCGGGAGCTGAACGCCCGGAACATCGAGTGGAACGGCAAAAAGTACACCGCTTACGAGATATCCCAGATGCAGCGTGCCCGGGAGCGGAACGTCCGCCGCTGGAAAAAGCGGTATCTGGCCGAGAACGCCGCCGGGCTGGACACAACCGATGCCGCTGTGCGCCTGAAAGCGGCCCGCCAGAGCCTTGCAGAGTTTGCACAGGCCACCGGTGGCCGTGTGGACAGCGCCCGCACCAGCGTGCCCAAGTTCGGCAGGAGCGAAGCCAGTAGGGCAAGTGCAAAATCTCAGGCGCATCACACCGACTGGCTCAAGTCTATCAATGCGCAGAGTACCAGCCTGAATACCGTTGCAAAATATTATGATGCACGGTATAATAATACCGAAGAATATCGGTTGCTGATGCAATATGCCAACAGCGTAAAAAGTGGCTGGCTTTCGCCGCTTGCAGGTTTTGACCTGTACAAGAGTACGCACGAGCGCATCCAGACCGAGCTTGTGGGCAAGACTACTGCGGATGGTACTGTTATTACCGGACATACCGCCCATTTCATGGAGCGTATGTTCGGCACATTGGTCGACCCCGATAAGTTAAAATATGACCTTAAAATCATCCGGCGAAGCGGTGTTGGCTATGAAGCCATGCGTGATACCGTTTTGAATCCTGAGCGCATCAACCCTGTAAAAACGGATTCAAGAGGAAAGCGAAGCGTGCGCCTTATTGGCAAAGCGATCGTCACGATAAACCCAGACACGGGACAGCTGATTCAGCTGAATCCAAGGAGTGAGCAGAAATGACCTTTTGTTTTAAAGATTTAGATACTGATTCCAAGGAGTTTTTGAAGAAGCATGTTCCCAGCGCTGTAAACTGCAGGAGTGTGGACGAGCTTCTTTTGGAGCTTGATGATTTCATCACATCGACCTTTGACGAGAATGACGAGCCGACAGCTCTTTCTCGTGAGGGCGAAGCAGTGTATGACAGAATCTACTGTTGCACGCCGTAATTCATAACATCAACTGAACCACGATGCACGCGCACCGTGGTTTTCTTTTGCCCATTTTTCAGGAGAAGTATATGCTTGAAACTTATCTGACCGTAAAAACAGTCTTTCTTCTGCTCAATTTGGCTCTTCTGCTGCTGTACCTCATTCTCTGCGGAATTGCCCTTATTCAAGCCGTTGTTGAACGCCGCGAGTTCCAAAAGACGATAAAACAGCTCGTAGATGACGAGAAAAAACGGCACACTGACTAAAGCGCCTGATTTTAGTTACTATCAAGCACGATGCAGTTTTGCACCGTGCTTTTTTCATGCCGTTTTAGCTCATGTTGGCAGAGCACCGGACTTTTAATCCGGGGGTGGCGGGTTCAACTCCCGCAAGCGGCACCACAGCGGAAGGCGGCGCGTACCCCGTCTTGTCCCGTGCGGAATGAGAACCGCGATACAAAACAGCAGGGACTTATCCACCAAACAGACAAAAGAAAGGAGCACATCGCAAGTGAAACGCGAAGATGTGAGCAAGATCATTCCGGGTATCACCTCGGACCAGCTGGACAGCATCATGAACCTGCACGGCGCGGATATCACGGCCAAGGTGAACGAGATCACCACCCTCAAGGCCGAGAAAACCACCCTGACCGAACAGCTGTCCACTGCAAACAGCAAACTGGAGGGCTACGACCCGGAGTGGAAGGCCAAGGCCGAGCAGGCTAAGACCGATGCTGCGGCTCAGGTCGCTGCCCTCGAAAAGGGCTACGCTCTGGAACGCAAGGCATCCGGCCTGAAGTTTTCCAGCGAGAGCGCCCGCAAGGCGTTCCTTACCGAGGCAAAGGCCCAGAATTTTGCCATGAAGGACGGCGAGATCATGGGCTTTGATGATTATGTCAAGGCTTTCAAAGAGAGTGATCCCAGTGCTATCTTGCCGGACGGCGGCATGGCGCGTTTTTCCGCATCGGCGACCGGCGCACACGGCCAGCCCGCAAACACACATGAGGCCGCAAATGCTGCATTCCGCGCAGCGTTCGGCCAGAAAGGTTGATTCTTATGGCTATTGATGCAATCGCTCGCAATAAGGCTGAGGCCCTGATCCGGGAGCAGCTGGTGAACACCATCCAGCAGGACGTGCCCAAAAGCTCCACCGTCATGCAGCTGGGCACCCGCCTTGCCAATATGACCTCTAACCAGACCAAGATCCCCGTGCTGTCCATGCTGCCGCTGGCTTACTGGGTCAACGGTGACACCGGCATGAAAAAGACCAGCAAGCAGGAATGGGACAATGTCTATATGACCGCCGCAGAGCTGGCCGTCATTGTGCCCGTGCCCGAAGCTGTGCTGGCAGATTCCAGCTTTGACATCATGGGCGAGGTACAGCCCCGCGTCCGGGAAGCCATGGGCGCAAAAATCGACAATGCCATCCTGTTCGGCGGCGAGCGCCCCACCGAGTGGACGACCGATGTTCTGACCCTTGCGGCCAAGAACAAAGTCACCGGCCCCATCGACTACGCAAAGCTGCTGGGCAAGGACGGTCTGTTCTCCAAGGTTGAGGCTGGCGGCTTTGGTGTGGATGCCGTGGTCGGCGATCTGACCGCAAAGGCAGAACTGCGCGGCCTTGTGGATACCACGGGCCGTCCTCTGTTCCGTTCCGATATGCAGGGTGCAACCACCTACGCGCTGGACGGTGCCCCGATGTACTTCCCGGAGAACGGCGGCTTTGATGCTTCTAAGGCCCAGCTGATCGCAGGTAACTTCAAGAAGCTGGTGTACTCCATCCGTCAGGATGTTACTGTCAAGCTGCTGGATCAGGGCGTTATTCAGGATCCTTCCACCAAGGAGATCGTTTACAACCTCGCCCAGCAGGATATGGTGGCCCTGCGTGTGGTCATGCGCATGGGCTGGGCACTGCCGAACCCTGCCACCCGCCTGAACGCCGACCGCTCCAAAGTCCCGTTTGCATTCCTGACCGCCGCTGCCGTCGCAGCATAAGGAGGTCCCATGCTCTACTGCACCTATGACCAGTATGCGGCGGCGGGCGGCACGGTGCCGGAAGCCGCCTTCGGTGTGCTGTGCAGCCGTGCTTCCCGCATGATCGATGCCGCCACCTTTGGCCGGGCGGAGAGCCACGCTGCCGGGTGCGAGGCCTGCCGGGAAGCATTGGCGGATGCCTGCACGCAGATCATCGGACTGTTGGCCGCTGCGTCTGCGGCGGGCGCTGTGCCGGGCACTGCCAGCGTCTCCAACGACGGCTACAGCGTCACCTTTGGCAGCAATGCCAGTGTGACCGCAGCCACCCGGCAGGAAGCCTATGAAATCATCCGCACCGCGCTGGGCAGTGACCCGCACGGCCTGCTGTACAGGGGGATTCTGTGATGCAGACAGCCGTTACTGTGGTGAACCTCATCCACGACACTGCCACCGAGACGGACAGGCCGGTGTGCTGGGTGTTCGCCGGGTGCAGCTGGCGGGAATGCCGCTCCACCTCCGGCTCCGGCACCGCCAAGGATCCGGAGCGCACCACCCACATCCGCATCCCGGCCAGCGTGTGCACCATGGGCTATCTGCCCTATGCGCAGTGGGCGGCGCTGCCTGCTGCCGAAAAGGCTAGGCACTGGACGCTCAAGCGCGGCTGGAAGCTGGTGCAGGGTGCGGTGCCTGCCTTGACCGCCGAAGAGTATGCCCGGCTTGAAAAAACACACCTGTGCTGTACGGCGGCGGCTGTCTCGGATAACCGGGAACCGCTGCTGCCCCACTGGCACGTGGAAGGGAGCTGATCGCATGAGCGCACCGGTTTTTGATTTCAAGATCACCTTCCGGCCCGGCTTTCAGGCCGACATGGACGCGCGGTTTGCAAGGCTGCAGTTTGCCTTTTCTCAGAAAGTGGCCGATGTTGTGGACAAATATGTTCCGCTAGACAGCGGCCAGCTGAAAGGCAGCGTGAACGGTGCTGCATCCGACTTCAAGGAAGGACTGCTGGTGTACAATACGCCCTACGCCCGTAAACAGTATTATCTGCATGAGCAGGGCACAGACCTTCACGGCGCGAGGGGCGAAACAGAACGTCATCGCGGTTCCTACTGGGGACAGAACGCCATCGCAGACCACAAGGACGAGCTGGAAAAGTTCGCCCACGATGCCGCAAAGCAGTTTCTGGGAGGGAACAAATGAGCGAAACCGTAAAGCCCACCATTGCCGCCCTGCGGGCATGGCTCAAGACCTGCCCGCTGATCGCCGACGAGCAGGAAGCCACCGGTGCGGCCTTCCGCATTGCCGGACTGGAAGAAGAATCCACCGCCTTTTCCATCGAGGACAGCCCCGGTGATCCCATCATCACCGAGTACATCTCCGGCTGGGAAATGGCGAAGAATTACCTCTTTCTGTCTCGCGGTGAGTACAGCGAGATGGATTCCGTTAACATCCAGAACAGCGGCTTTTTCGAGCAGCTTACCGAGTGGGTCATGCGGCAGGATGCCCGCCATAACCTGCCCGACCTCTCGGCCTGCGGCGGGAATAAAACCCCCACCGGCATTGCCGTGACGAACAGCGGCTACATCGTCACAAACAGCGCGGGCAGCTGTAAGATGCAGCTGCAGATGCGCCTGACCTACTACATGCCCAAATGAAAGGAGTTTTGATATGACTGTATCTGAAGCCATTACCAAGTCCGGCATCACGCCCAGCGCGTCGTATACCGGCATTGAGACGGCGAACGATTTTGTGCTGGCGTTCCAGATCGATAGCACCCAGACCAAGGAAAGCCAGTGGGTGGTTTGCGCCGACCATGTGAAGGAGCATTCCGGCTCCCTGAACGCCACCACCGAGGATTCCCAGTACATCCGCACCGGCAACGTCACCGAAAAGACCGGCACCCAGCGCACCCTTGCCATCAACGGCGACCGCTGCGTGGGCGATGCTTTTCAGGATTTTGTGCTGAGCCACAAGATCGTGTACGGCACCGGCAGCGATATCGTCGTGCCGTACATCTATTTCAGCCTGCGCACCGGCAAGGGCGAAAAGGGCAGCGCTGCCATCATCGTCACCAGCGACGTAGGCGGTGCAGCCGGTTCCAAGGCCACCTTTGCCTGCGACGTGAAGGCCATCGGCACGCCGGACGAGTTTGACTACAGCCCCGCCACCCAGTCCGCTGAGCCTGCCAAGGCCGTCAAGGGCTGATTTTTTTCAAACACAGTCCCCGCTCCACACCGGAACGGGGATTTTTTATGCCGTGAACAAAGCTTATTCCTCCGGGGCAGAACCGGGGCACGGCCCAAGAAAGGAGCCAGAACATGGTTATTTGTGGACAGAATTTCGATTTCTCGGTGCTGAACGCCAACGATCTTGACCGTTTTGAGGACGCGCAGGAGAAGATGCAGGCCCGGAATGCAGCCCAGACCGAACGCTTCCATCGCGGCGGCATCCGTCTGGGCGACCATGCACGTGCACAGGCACGCATTGCCATGGACTGCATCGACGAGATTCTCGGTGCAGGCGCGTCCGACCGTCTGGGGCTTAACGAAAACTATATGGCACCCATCTATGACGTGATCGAGGAACTGGGCAATGCCTTTGCCGCCGAGAAACAGCGCTATGCCGCAAAGCCTGCCCAGCCCATGAACCGCGCCCAGCGCCGTGCCGAGCAGAAAGCCCGGCAGCGCACCCGGACAGCCGGGGGCATTGTCAGCCAGCAGCCCGTGAGCTTCCCGAAGCCGCAGGCCGCACAGATGGTGGAGCGGGTGGATGCGCAGGTATCCGCAAAGCAGAAAACCGAGCAGCTGATCGATGCCCGGCAGGCTGTGAATGCCCTGCGGGACGACCCCGACGCCATGCAGCAGCTGGCAGAGTACGCTCTGCAGCTGGCATCCGAGCGCCATGTCTGACCTGCTGCTGGACGAGTTGCCCACCCGGTGGCACGGACACGAGATCGTCCCGGATTTCCGGCCCATGGTCTGGCTGGTCAACTCCTATGTGCGCGGCCAGACAGGAGATGATCCCATCGGTTTTGCGGTCAGCGCCCTCTGGCGTTTTTACAAAGACCCACACTGTTTTCTGAACGACCCTCAGAAGATCATCGATGCCTACGGGTACATGATCGAGTTTTATAAGGCGGGCGAAAAAGCAGCCGAAAGCGCCGCAGCTGAAAGCAGTACCGCGCCCTCTTCCGGTCTTGCCTTCGACTACCAGTGTGATGCCGGTTACATCGTGGCGGCGTTCCAGCAGGCCTACGGCATCGACCTGACCCGCGAAAAGGTGCACTGGTTCCGGTTCCGGGCGCTGTTCGCCGCCCTGCCGGAGGATACCCTCATGGCAAAGATCATGAGCTGGCGCACCATGGACCTGACGGAATACGAAGGCTCCATGCGTGCCCACTATGCCGACCTGCAGGAGCGCTTTGCCCTGCCTGCTGAGCTGAGAGGGGGTACCGCCCGTGTCGTTTCGGTCGAAGAGCACGATGCCGCGTTCCTCGCACGGTTCCGGCATTAGCCGCGCCCCGGTGCCCTGCCCCTACTGCGGGCGAGCGCTGCCGGTGTGGGCAGAAAATGCCGCATCCGCCCATGGCCTGTGGGTAAAATGCAAAAATCCCGCCTGTAAGCGGGAGGTAGAGATCAAGTTATAACAGCCTGTGCCCTTGTGCCCGCGCTCTTTTGGAATGGAGAGAGGTGGACACAAGTGGCAGATTTCAGCATCACCGGCGAAGTAAGGCTGAACAGCGACCCGGCGGAAAAAAGCACCAGCAAGTGGACGGTAGCCGCCGGTCAGATGATCGCGGACTTTGCAAAACAGGCATCGTCAAAGCTGGCCGAGGTGGTCAAGAGCGGTGTGGATTACAACGCCACCATGGAAAGCTACCTGACAAATTTCAAGGTCATGCTGGGCAGCGAGGAAGCCGCCGCAACGAAGCTTTCCGAAATTCGCAAAATGGCGGCATCCACGCCTTTCACGCTGGATGACCTGACCAGCGGCACCCAGACCCTTTTGCAGTTCGGCATTGCGGCAGACGACACCACCGGCGTGCTGCAGCGGCTGGGTGATATCTCGCTGGGCAACGCCGAAAAGCTGCAGACCCTGACCCGCGCCTACGGCAAGATGTCCAGTGCCCAGAAGGTCACGCTGGAAAACGTCAACATGATGATCGATGCGGGCTTCAACCCGCTGAACCAGATCTGTGATGCCACCGGCGAGAGCATGTCCGACCTGTACAAGCGCATCTCTGACGGCAAGGTCAGCTTCAGCGAGCTGGAAGCGGCGGTGGAAGCCGCCACCAGTCAGGGCGGGCAGTTCTACAACGGTATGCTGGAAGCCAGCCAGACCTTCAGCGGGCGCATGTCCACCCTGAAGGATAATGTCAGCGCCCTGACCGGTGAACTGACCAGCGGCCTGTTTGCGGCGCTGGGCGACCTTGTGGTGAAGCTCAACGAGGTGGTGACATCCTTCCTTGACAGCGACGAGAAAATGGCGCAGCTCAAGGAGACCATCGGTATTGCAACGGCTGTTGTGGCCGCTGCCGGAACAGCATTCCTGACCTACAAGGGCTATGTAGCCGCAGCGACTGCAATTGAAGTGGTTCACACTGCCGCAACCACGGCCATGACCGCTGCCCACAAAGCCGCCGAAGCGGGCGCGACCGGCCTTAAGGTCGCGCAGGCGGGCTTGAATGCAGTCCTCTCCGCAAACCCCATCGGTCTGGTGGTGTCTTTGCTGGCGGCTCTGGCGGCGGGTCTCGTGACGGCCTATCAGACCAGCGAGACCTTCCGCAATGCCGTCAACTCCGCATTTGCGTCTGTGAAAAAGATCGCACAGAACGCCATCGGCACGGTGGTGGACTGGATCAATGAGCTGGTCGCCAAAATCAGAGGCGCGGCGGCTGCACTGGCAAACCTGAAAAACGGTGTCGGTGCGGCACAGGAAGCCTACAATGCTGCCTACAACGGCTACATGGACAACTATAACCGTTCCAAGCTGGATAAGGCCGCACAGGAGCGCGGAAAGCTCCATGCCGAGCGTGTGAAGCAGGCGCAGGAGGAAAAGGCCGCGGCCGAAGCTGCTGCAGCCGCATCCACGAACGCAACCGGCATCATCACAAACAATGCGGGTAAGGCCGCAAAGGCCACCAAGCAGGCCACTGCCACGGTGGTCAAGTCCATCTCGGACAGCACCACTACCGTCAAGGACGGCGTGACCCAGACGGTGGAAACGGTCAACGAGACCCTCTCCAACGGCAAACAGCAGCAGAAACAGACCATCACCGAGACTTCCCGGCAGATGGTGGATGGTGTGCTGAAGGACATCAAGACCATCACAGAGGTGGCTGCGGATGGCACCAAGACCGTCAAGCAGACCATGGAGACCGTCCGCGAGACCGCCAAGACGGTCACTTCCACCTTCGAGACGCTGGCAGACGGGGTCAAGACCACCACCCAGACCGTCACCG